AGGCGCTTAGCGGAGGTTGATTAATGAATCAATGCTCGCTTAGTCAGGAAGCCTCGCTTGGGGCTCGGCCTGCTCGTGCGCTCGCTCTTCTGGAACTGCTCGTTGCAGGGTTGCGAGGCTGAGAGCGCTTCTCGTAGGCTATGTTCCTTATTGACACAGTCTCTACTGGTTAAGTCTAGCACATTCATATATTTGCGGTGCGGAAACGCCCTTAATTGCGAAAATGCCTTATTTGCGGAAAGCATGGTATTGTGGTTTTCTCCACAATTAAGCCTTGTCCATCCAGTTCCTCCCGCAAGCTTTTATGTCAGAGGGCATCAGGGACCGCTATGGTGCTCATCTGACCAGGAGATCTCATTCAAGGAAGCGCAAGCCCGTTTGGCTCATGCTCTGCTCTTGGGAAGAAGAGCCTTCTAAATACTTTCTCCTTCCATCGTCTTCTGCCAGGAGGACTATTGAGGAGATGTTGAAGATCAAGGAATGCAAGTTGATTGTCTGGAAGAGCGTTAGTCTCAAACCAGACTTTTCCCCTTCCATTGATTCTTTAAAAATGCTTCCTGCTAAGGATCAGGAAATGGTTGATAGCATGAAGAGACGCTATGCTAAGCGCGTTATATGGAAACAACTAGAAACTAAACAGGAGCCTGAAGAAGCTATGGGATATAACGACAGTGCAGAATTTATCATCACGCAAATAAGCACATGGAAATGCAGAGTTGCTTCAGAGCGCTATGCAAATAAAACCGTGAATTACTTGGCGTCTCAATTAATGCCAGATAAAAGGCATTTCAATAAAACGTCCTTAAGGCAACGTGATGGCTATAACATTGATTTGATTGATTTCCAAATAAAAACTGAAGATTTATCTGAATATCCTAATTGGTAGCATTCCTTACATATTTCCTTTCCATTGCTCTTTAAAATTAATAAAACCATGGAGGGACCATGTTTGAAGATTTACCATGTCCTTTCATGATTGGAGACATTAAGATTTGGCCTGCTCATAGTCGTCCTGGTCAGAGATGGTTCATTGCTTATGAAGGCAAGCCATATTGGTTCCGTAGCAAAAACGAAGCAAAGTTGTTCGCTATGGACAGACAAGCAATGGAGGATCCAGAAGGGCTTTGTGATTAACGACGATTTAACATTTTCTTTCCCCATCCATCGCTAAAAAACTGCCTTTTGCGCTAGCCTGATTCTGTTGATCGCGCCCCGCTCGGCGGGGCTTTGTCGTCTCATGGCTTTCAAGGAAAAAGCGAAATGCGAAAAAATTGCCCGCACTGGACGGGTTCAGGACTGGATGGATAGCCCAGAAAGCAGGTTGCCAGTATCCTGCACTACATATGTAGTACAAGATACAATGGAGGGCGAGGATGGTATTGAAGCTTCTTGGCGATTTGTTAGCCATGCCTTGCGTAACGCTGCTGGTGTTGCCGTGCATCTTTCAAATTTGCGCCCCAAAGGAGCAGACAATGGTAAAGGGCTTATTGCTAGCGGCCCTGTAAGCTTTGCTGCTATTTACAGCAAACTCAATGAAATCCTTCGTCGCGGCGGGCAGTTTCGCAATGGTGCAATTACTTTGCATCTTGATTACAACCATCCCGACGCCATTGAATTCATTAAAGCAAGCCGCCAAGAACTTCCTTGGGTGAAGCGGTGCCTTGACGTTGATGATAAGTTTCTTGAGAATAGTTCTCAAGAATTGATTGATGAGCTTCTTAAGGGAATTAGCAGTGGCGATATTTGGCTTAATAAGATTCGCTATAACGAAAAAGGCGAACGCATTTATGGCAATGTTTGTCTTGAAGTTTATCTTCCTCATCGTGGCACTTGTCTTCTGGAACATGTCAACATGGGTGCGTGTTCAATTGAAGACTTGCCGTCAGCTTTTACTGAAGCAATGGAAGAACTTTGTCAATTACATAGTCGTACTAAAGTGGGTGATACAGGCGAATATCTTCCTTCTTCTGTGGACAAGCAGGTTGGATTAGGAGTTCTTGGCCTTGCCAATTTCCTTTCCATCCATGGCATTTCCTACGAAGAATTTGGCCATGCTTTAGACGGGTATTATTTCACGCCAGAAGCTTTTGAGGAAAACGAAACAAATGCTGGTAAAACTGTTAAGAAACTTGCAGAAGCTATTTCCAATGCAGCCGAAATAGCTCATGCTTATGAAATGGACAGGGCTTTTGCCATTGCTCCTACTGCTTCTTGTTCCTATCGCTATTTAGACAAAAATGGCTTTACAACAGCTCCTGAAATTGCTCCTCCCATTGCTCGTCTTGTGGACCGCGATAGTGGTACATTTGGCGTTGAAAGTTTTGATTACGGCGACGTAGAAACCGCTGCTGAAGTTGGCTGGGATAATTACATGCGCGTGACTAATGGCATCTTGCGTATGTTCCAAGATTCTGGTCTTTTCCATGGTTATTCCTTTAATTCTTGGTCTGACGTTGTGTCTTATGACCGTGAGTTCTTGAAAGATTGGCTAGAATCAAATCAAACAAGTCTCTATTATTCGCTGCAAATTCTTCCTGATACGCAGCGGAAAGATGATGCCTACGCCGCTCTTGATGAAAATTTCAAGAGCATGTTTGGTCTTGACGAAGAGGTCAAGATCCAGGAGGAAGATAAGTCTTGCGATTTAGACGCAGGATTTTGCAGCTCATGCGCTGAATAGTCTCCTCTGTTGATTGTTTCCCGAAGGGGCTGCTAACAGCCCCTTGTTTTCCCATCGCTTTTTTTGATATGAATGCAACCACCAAGAACAGCCCCTATTTGAGTGTCTTGTCTCAGAAAAGGTCATGGCAGCCGGTGCCCGTTGCTAAAGGGCAAGTGACGGAAGGTGCTGAAGACGCGCTGATGAAGGCTCTTGCATTGCGTCATCTGGAAATTCCAGTGAAAGAACTGCTAGAGGAAGGGCTGCAACGTGAGCTGCCTGACACTCCTGGAATTATCGAAACGCTACGCTCCAATCAGGAAGATGAAGATCGCCATTTGATCGCATTGAATTATGTGGCTGATGCGCATGGCACGGATGAAAAGGCGGAAAGGGAAGTGCTAAATATCTTGAAGGCATGGAACGAGCATCCCGCCCATCCGATTTTAAAAGCTGGCATTATGGAGCGTTCTGTTTTTTTCGTCGCACTGCCATTTTTCCGGCAGACTGGAGACGTGGGAATGCGTACTGTTTCGCAAGACATAAGTCGGGACGAACGAGTTCACACGGCAGTAAATGCCATGGTTAGCAAAGAGCTTGGCGAAGAAGAAAGCAACAGTCTCGATAAATTGCGTGCGGCAACTGTTGCATGGTTGTTCGATGATCTTGGAGCTTCATCTAATCAATGGTTGGACAAAGATTTTTGGTTGCGTCAATCTCGCAATTTGTTTTGGACTGGCAAGGCTCCTGAGATGACAGCCACGCGGAGGAGTCGGCAAATTGCGTTCTTCGAGGCGCCAGCAACTTCACTTCCTATGTATTCTTAGAGATCATCTTGCCTTTGCCAATTTACCTGTACTAGTTTAGCGGGGTCAATTCCCCGCTTTTTCATGGAAGAAATCTGGAAACCTATTCCTGGCTACGAAGAACATTACGCGGCATCAAGTCTTGGTCGCATCAAAAGTATTCGTCGCACCGTCAAAGACGTTAAGAACGGCAAAGAACGCACGCGCATCTTCAAGGAGAAGGTTTTGCGATTTAACGTTAGCAAAACCCATGGGCGGGCTTCAGTGATGTTGTCCAAGAATGGAGAATTGAAAAGGATTCTCGTCGCTCGCCTTGTTTGTCTTGCGTTTCATGGATTGCCTCCCGAAGGGAAGGAGAACGTTTTGCATTACGACGATAATCACACCAATAACATTCCCGGAAACCTAAGGTGGGGCAGCCTCAAGGAGAATGCTGCTGACATGCGGCGCAACCTTGGTTATTGGCCTGCGTATATTGATGGCCGCTCTAAACGCCCTCGCAAAAAACTTGGCGACCCGTTGCTCAACGAGGCTCAGGTGAGGGTCTTGTTGCGTCTTCCTAGCGACATGCGACATCTGCGTGGCTTGCGCACTCAATTGGCCGAGGCGTGGGGCGTCAAGCCTTCCACTATCACCAGTGCGCGAAATGGCGACAAGGGCTGGCAAAATTTAAGCACAGAGCCCTTGTGGAATATGGCAGAAAGGCTTGATGGCGAATTTCTTGGGCGTGATAAAGCTTAGAATGACCATTCCACGCTCCGTGGAGACGGTTACGGAACACGAGGCCCGAAAGGGCCTTTTTCTTTATCTCCTGACAATTCCTTGTTCTTTTAAGCATTTGTGCCTACATTAAAAAAGCAAGGACATAAGTCCTTGCTCCAGAGAACGATATGAGGCGGGGGTGGTGCCCCGCCTTTTATTTTGCCTCAAGCTTTAGCGTAAGGCACGCCGCGATACACCAGAGAGACTTTCTGTGCATCAGCAATACGCGCAGCCTTTTTTAGCCGCGCTTGGATCAGAGCGAGGACGTTCATGATGGTACTCCATGAGCCAGGCCCCGTTGCATGCCTGGTAATCATGCATCCCTGATTACTCAGGGACCAACGTATCTTTATCCTAGCAGTGCCTCTGGCGGGATTTGAACCCACACGACCGTAACGGCCAACAGATTTTAAGTCTGCAATGTCTACCAAGTTCCATCACAGAGGCAATTAATGGAGTTGTCCCGCATTAGGGACTCAACAGGTGCGGCCTGTGCTCCATTGCTTCATCACAAGTGCCTTCTCACTTGCGAAATGCGATTCAAAGCTTCCACTCCTTGAATCGTTTTACCATTGGCCAATGGGCTCCTGCAGGAAGCTCGTAAATTTTAGCAGAACTCAGTCCAATACACGGCTGCTCCAGCCAAGAAAAGCTGCCGATTCCTAAATTTTGCTTCCTTCCATTGCACCCTCTCTTCATAATGGCGCCCGTTGAGACTATAGAGCAGCTTCACCATGGCTCAAACTTCATACATACGGCATTCAATACAGAACGGATCGCGTTGACAGAATTCTTCCCAGAACCGCTCTCTAGCACCTCCTGTGATTGCGTAATATCTTGCGACGGCTCGTTTGTAGTCTTCAAACGCTTCGTCAAGTTCTTTGCATTCCCTTCCCCATAGCTCTTCAATTTCTTGCATCACATACGCAGCTTCAATGGCATCATCAAAAGCCCTTTCAGCTTCAGCAGAAAAAGACATGACAATGGAAGAGGGAGGTTTATTTTAGTTTAACCCTCAAGATTTTCCATTGCTTTTGCAATTTTACGAGCTTCTTGTAATTTGGGCAGCAATCTAGGCTTATAGGCATGTTCTGCAGCCAGTAATTGCAATGCAGTTTGGCGATCTGCGGTTAGCAAAGCCACTAGAAAAATAACTTCCTTGGAGCTAAGTTCTACGGTTAACATTGTCTTGAAATAAAAATAAACTTTCTATATGCTATTCGCGATTAACGAATAAGACTATTGAGCCAGTCGATGTCATTATCTTTTGATGCTTCAAGGATGGCACCTGCCAATGCAAAGGCATAGTCATCAACGCCTGTCTCTTTACCACCAGTTACTGCCCATTGACCACTTTGTCTATAAATGACGCTTAAATTTTTAAGTTGAAGCACGGCTTTTTTGTGCAGATACATTTCAATGAGGCCAGCATTAAACAGTTCTTTCATTTTGCTGAATGCCTTCATTTTTGTGCTGACTGACCAGGCAAGTTCGCAAATTGGAAAGTCTTTTGCGAGGCTTTGGATTGTGGCAGAACTGTTGAATTGGTCAAGGACAATGGATTGAAATTCATAAATGCGATGATGTTCCTTGATCCAGTCTTCAACTTTGGCAATATTCACTTCTTTCTTGCCAGCAATTTCAAAATCTGGTTCAAAGGCATGAAATTTGTCAACAATTAAACGCTCGCCTTCGTAATGCACAATGCATGCCGTGTAATCATCTCGTCCAACACCACCACGAGCAGGGTCAAGTGCAAGAATGTAGGTGCCCATGTATTCTCGCATTGGCACCATAATGCCTCTTTCTTTGTTTACTGCGGCATCAACAATTTCTGGTGCCAACAGGGAGGATTGACTTTTTGCGAATTGCGCTCCAAATTCCACCCAAAAGCTTTCTTCATCTTTCTTTCTGGCGTTTTCAAGAAAATCGCATCCCCATGGCAAATTAACATTAATCTCCCATGTTGGGATTTGTAGCGCTTGCATGCCAGGAAACTCATTGCTTTCGGCTTGCTTGAAATGTTCGTAGAAAAGACCATCAGTTAACCAAGGAGAAGACAGTTCAATGATTTTTCCATGGCGACCAAACTGAGCAATGGAAGGAGACAATGCGTTGTACATAGCTTCTGCGCCACGGTTCGCATCGCCTTCAATAGAGAATGCAAGCTCGTCCTGAATAATTGCTACAACCGCTTTACCACGAGAAGCACGGGCTGATGCGGGGATTGCTTGGAACACACAGCCATTGCTAATTTCAATCTCAAATGCAGTTTCCCGCGTGACTTCCTGTTCAAACGGACTGTTGATAATTAGCTGCCTGATGTTTTCAAGTGCAATTTTTGACTGCCCTAAATCGTTTGCAACAGTAATGATGTACCATTTCTCTCCTTTCCTTACTTTACGTTGAAAGAAATCTGCCTGTACAAAACACATGTAAGTGGCGGCAACTGCGGCCATGAAGGTTTTTCCAGACCGTCGCCCCATTGCCCAAATGGCGTGGTTTATTTTCTTCTCAAATAGATTATTGAGAATTTGCTCTTGTCTAGGCCATAACTCTACGTTAAGTGCGTGTTTAGCAAATTCAGAACACCTAAGAGCCATGATCTAAAGTATCAAGAGGACGAAGAACTTCTTTGGGGACAAAATATGCAGGACGTCCACGAGCGGGATCTGCCCAGTATTTCTCTTCCATCGCTTCCCTTCCATAGCACCAGCCATGGATGAGCGTGGTTTTATTTTCAATGGTAACGAGAACGAAGCGTTTTTCGGGGTCTTCGTTTTTCTGTACGATCAAATCGTATTTATGCTTGCTCCTGGTTTTTACGTCAATTTTGCCAGGAAGATCGGAACTTCCCCGACTTGCCTCTTTTTCTTGATACAAAAAATCCTTGAGACCAAGATGAGAAGCGACTGCCATTTCTCCTGCTGCTCCCAGGAGGTGGATTTCAAGCGCTTTATTGCCGCGTGATGCGCCACGATTACGACCGCGCAGCCTTTTCGCCTCATTGACGGACTGCCTCCTCATCCCTTCTTCTATCGCTTCCTGTCTTTCTTGTTCGGAGAACGTGAAATCAATGGGCATAATCAAAGGAACAACACTTGCATCATAGCCACGTTTAGAATGAAAACAAGTTTAACATCTAAATAAAATGGCCGAGGAATTGATTGAATTGGGTCATGTTGCTGAAAATGGTGTACGAAATGATGGGCTTAGCAATGTCTTTACTGGCATGGGTGTCAATGGACGAGATAAAAGCCTCTCCACTCAGACTGAGCCTATTATTTTCCTGACGCAGGAAGAGCTTGAAGGACTTTATGGCGAATGGCTGCCGCGTCGCATTGTTGACATTTATGCAGAACAGGCAACACGGCGCGGTTTTAAGGTGCTGTTTGGTGGAGAAGGTGCTGCTGCTGAGGAGGTTGCGGGTATTGAGCAGACGATTGAAGATTTATACATTCTTGAAAATTTCATGCTGGCGTCTAAAAACTCTAGGCTCTATGGCGGCAGCGTGATTTTGCTGTACATCGACGATGGACGAAAGGCAGATCAACCAGTTAACAAAAGCAATATTCGTTCCATTGAAGGAATGGAAGTATTGGACAGGTGGCAGATTGCTCCTGTTATCAATGAAGAAAATTTATACGACTATTCCAAGGCAACATTTTATCAAATCATCTCTGGTGATTTAATTAACAAGCCACAACTGGTTCATATTCATAAAGATCGCATTTTACGCTTCGATGGAGATTGGCTCCCTTATCGCATTCGTCAAAGGAACTATGGATGGGGAATGAGTAGTCTGCAAACTGTTTATGACAGTTTTAAGCACTACTGGACTGGCTTGCATTCTACTGCCACATTGATGAGCGAATTTGATATTTTCGTTCATAAGATCAAGGGATTGTCGCAAATGCTTGCCGCTGGTAAGGAAGGGGACGTTAAGAATCGCCTCATTCTTAATGACATGAGCAAGAGCGTTTATCGCGGCTATGCAATTGACGCGGACAAGGAAGAGCTTGAATTTCTTGGTCGTAATTTTGGAGGTATTGGTGAAATTTTAGAGAAACTTCGTATTGACATTATTGGCGCCTCTAAGATTCCTCATACCGTATTGTTTGGCGAAAGCCCTAGCGGCCTTGGCTCTACGGGACGCAGCGAAGAAAGGGATTTCGCAAAGACTTTAGCGGACTACCAACAAGCCTCTTTCCATCGTCCTCTCAAGAAATTGATGGAATACATCATGTTGAGTTCTGATGGCCCGACGAAGGGACGAGTGCCGGATTCATGGCGCGTCCATTTCAACGATTTGTTCGAGTTGAATGAGCGCGAGAAAGCCGACGTGAGGGCTCGTGTGGCGGCTGTGGACGGGCGCTACATCCAGTTGGGAGTATTGCATCCGAAGGAGGTGGCAGATGCCCGTTACGGCGGTTCTGAGTGGAGCATGGAACTCACTCTTGATCCATCGCTCCCCCGCGAACTGCCTGATCAGGGCGGCGAGAAAAAGCTTGCCGTTCCTCCTGGCGGCAGGGATCCCATGAACGAGGAGAACGGGACGCTACCAATGGACGGAACCAGGGAAGTTGCTGATGCTCAAGCGGGATTGTTCCTAGAACGCGATCTCGAAGCCAAGCGAGGAGATGTTGTCTTCTCTGATAAAGAACTTCACAATCGTGCCGTTGCTTCAGCAAAAAGCAAATTTAATGTTTGGCCTTCTGCTTACGCCAGTGGTTATGTAGTGCAGCAATACAAGAGCATGTACAAGAAAAAGCATGGCTCGTTATCTGGCGCTTTCAAGAGCGACGAAGGCGAAATTCATGCTGATGATCTTGATAAATGGTTCAAGGAGAAGTGGGTGAGGATTGGCGCCAATGGTGAAATTCTTGGTCCTTGTGGTGGACGTAGCGAAAAGGAAGGCAAGCCTAAGTGCCTACCAGAAGCAAAAGCCAAAGGCATGAGCAAGGAAGAAAGGGCAACAATCGTGGCCCGTAAGCGGCGCAAGGATCCTGATGCTGAACGTAAAGGCAAAGCGAAAATGGTTAGCAGTAAAGTCGAAGATGCTATTGATCCCGTAAAGCCTGAGGGGATGATCCTTGGTGACATTGACGAAGCTTCCTTTATTTCAGAGGCCGATATCGAAGAAGCTTTAAGTCAATGGAAAGAGGAAGCTCCTGACCGTTTTAAGGACATGCTTGAGGCTGGTGATGTTGAATGATCTCTCGTCTTTATCCGACACGATCCTGGCTGAAAGGCTTGATGCAGAATGGTCTTTTGATCGTGGTACTGGTAGGTATCGCGACAAGCGAGGACGGTTCCTTAGCCGCAAAGCGGTTCAGGCAATTGTTGATAAGCGCATCGAAAAGCTTACAACGAAACTACGTCGTTACACACAAATGCTGAGTGACAGCAATCTTACGCTTGATCAATGGCAAGCAAGCGTTAGGGAAGCTATTAAGGCTGCCCATGTTCAAAATGCCATCATCGGCAAAGGCGGCAGGGACAACATGACCGCAAGTGACTACGGTAAAATTGGTCACCGTTTAAGACAAGAATATGCTTATCTTCAAGGCTTTGCCTCTGACTTATTGGAGCAGCGAGTTTCGCTTCCCATGGCCTTGGCTCGCATTGGCCTTTATGCCGAAAGTTCTCGCGGTTCTTATTGGCAAGGCACTGAATTGCGGCAACAAGAGCAAGGCTATTCCTTGATGCGACGTATTCTCGATCCTCAAGCCAAGCATTGCGATGATTGCGTTCGTTATGCACGCTCTGGCGTTGTTGCAATTGGTTCTCTTCCATTACCTGGTCAACGCTGCGAATGCAGGGCGAGGTGTCGTTGTACGGTGGAATACATGAAGCAGCAACCAGCGTCTGTTCCTGTGTGATTTTTGCGACTATTATTGTTGAAGCTTTTTCTTCCTCAATGGTAAGAATTCTTTATTGTGGCGATGCTTTCGTAGAAACAGGTTTTGGTAGGGTCGCTCAATACCTATTACCCGCCTTAGCAGCTCATCATGAAGTTGTCGTGATGAGCACCAATTATCACGGCGATCCTCATCCAGAAGCGAAGCATTATACGGTTTATCCCGCAATGCTGCATGGCTCTGATCCCTTTGGATCCCATCGCATCAAATCAATTATTCAGCAAACCAAGCCTGATTTGGTGTGGATTACAAATGATATCTGGGTGGCGTTGCAACTTTGGAAGGTAGTTGCTGACATTAAAGAAGAGCTTGGCTTCAAATGGTTTGTTTACACTCCAATTGACTCTTACGGTCTCTTCCCCGACCTTAACGAGCCAATGATGAAATGGGATGGCATTGCCACTTACACGCAATTTGGCAAGAAAGAACTTGAATTAATGGGATATAGCAAGCCAATTGAAGTGGTGGGGCATGGCACTGATTTTGACAAGTTTTTCCCAATGGACAAAGAAGAATGTCGCAAAAAGCTTGGTGTACCTGAAGACGTTTTTATTATTTTCAATGGCAATCGCAATCAACCGCGTAAACGCATTGATTTAACCTTGAAGGCATTTATTGAATTCGCTAAAGACAAGCCTGATGCTCGTCTTTGGTTGAATATGGGAAGCAAAGATCTTGGATGGGATCTCATTCCATTGTTCAAACGCATTGCGCGAGATGAAGGTTATGACGCAACTAATAAATTGATTTTGACAAGCCCTCATTTTTCAGTTGAAAACTGCTTATCAGTTGAGCAATTGAATATGGTTTACAACGCTGCCGATATTGGCATTAACACTTGCATTGGAGAAGGCTGGGGTTTGGTGAATACTGAACATGGTTCTGTTGGCGTTGCTCAAGTTATTCCAGATCACACAAGCCTCGCAGAAATTTTCAATGATATTCCTCGCATTGCATGCAACGCTGCTGAAACTGATCGCAATTACGGACTAGAGCGTTTGCTTCCTGATCCGAGCAGTGCTGCAGCAGTTCTTGATTATTATTACAACAATCGCGAAGCGTTAAAGCAGAATGGACAATGGTGCTACAATCGTTTACGCGAAGAGCAGTTCACTTGGCCTTACATTCAGCAACAATTCCTTTCCATTGTTAATAAAGTTTTAGCTCCCGAGCCTGTGACGCCACAAAAAGAATATAAGGGGTTTGCCCCTGTCAAAATTGGTTGAGGTAAAAGCAATGCAAATTTCACAAATCTTTCTTTCTGACGATGAGAATCAAGAGCTCTCTCCGTTCTTGAAATATGCCACTGGCACTATTGATCAAATCTACCCAGACGCTGATCATGCCATCTACAACAAAGAAACTCTTCGTGCTTTTATTGAGGAGAATTATCCCGCTGCCGTCTTAGATGCCTATGAAACACTGCGTCCATATTCCTACAAGGCAGATCTTGGTAGGTTTTGTCTATTAAATAAACTTGGTGGATGGTATTTTGATATTGGCGTAAGGGCAGTGAATCCGGTTGAACTTGGTGATCGCATTGAATGGCTTGCTTTTAGGGACATTCAACGCTTCAGTTATACAAGTTGGGCATGTGCCACAACTGTTATTTACTCCAAACCAAATAGCCCCCATCTTCAAACTGCAATCAACATGATTGTTGACAATTGTCAAGAGGAGTATTATGGCATCACGCCATTGTGCCCCACAGGCCCAACATTACTAGGTCAAGCCTTGGCTTTCCATGGAGGAAATCAAAATCATGTATTTGGAGATTACCTTGAGCTAACGCCAACATACGAGCAGAAGAATCGTGCGTTCGTGCTGCCCGATGGCACGATTATGGCATGGAGCAAGCCTGCCGGTGGTGGTGACTTGACAGGGCTTGGCGCGAAAGGAGTTAACAATTACAATGAACTCTGGGCTAGTCGTCAAGTGTATGCTAAATAGTTCTCCCGCTTTATATTGCTGCTCATTGCATGAAAGACCGCCTCGCTATGAAGTGAGGCATGGCTCTTTGATTAAAGTATTGGCGGGCGCTTCTGCGTTTGATCAAAATGTTAAGCAACAATATAAGGACAATGGATGGTTGATGGATGACGATGGAGAGCATATTTCTCCATTGAATTCTATTTTCGGTGATTTGACAGTATTGTATTGGATGTGGAAGAATTTAGACGACCCTTTTCTTGGCATTTGTCAATACCGAAGACCATGGATTGAAGACGACGTTGCCAAATCAGAAGACGGTGTTTTGTATGTACCAGAGCCTGCATTGTTTGGCAATATGAGGCATCAATACGAAAGCAGTCATGGTCAATTTCCTGCTTATCAAATTTCCATTGACTTAGCCAATAGGAAACGAATTCCATTGACAGTTGACATGCTTCAGCATTCTTGGAACCAAGGAGTTTTTCATGGTTGCAATATGGCTCGCGGTCCCAAATGGCTATTTGATTTGTATTGTGAATTAGTTTTTGAAACAATGATGCCATTTTACGAAGAAAACAAAAACCTTTGCGAATCACTTAATGGCTACCAAAGACGGTCTATTGCTTTTACTGCAGAACGCATGATCACTGCATTATTGATTTACAGGAACCATTTCTTTGGCGAGGGAAAAGTGAAAGACGCTAGGATTGGTTTTACTGGTTAATAATGCAATGACCTCAAAACAGCAGCGCGAAAAAGTTGCCACCGTCATGCGTGAATTTAAATCTGGCAAATTGAAAAGTAGCACTGGAGAGCCAGTGAACAACAGGAAGCAAGCAGTTGCAATTGCACTTAGCGAAGCTGGGCTTAGCAAAGAAGGCAAGAGCGATGAGTATTGGGATGGTTATTGCGAGGGCATGCTGGGAAAGGACTAAGGGGTGACGCTGAGTCGTTCGCCCCTCCATCGTCTGTTAGAGCTGCAGCCCGTCGCGGCTTAGAGCTTCGCAAGAAGCACAAGAAAGGGGGCTTGTCTACGCAGGAAGCTGGTAAACAAGGCATTGGTAGTGGAGT